ATGTGGGGCCACTTGTTGATGTAGGTCAGCATATTGCTGATGGCAACACCGCTCTCGGTGATCGTACCCGTGGCATCCACCTTGAAGGAAAACAGGCCGATGGTGTCGATGCGGTCGCCATAATCGCGCAAGGCTTCATACATTCTGGAATTACCCATGAAAGTCCAGACCATAATGCGTTTGCCTTTCAGTTTGTCTCTCACACTGACACACCTCCGTCCGACATCTGCTGCAATTCAAAAAGCACCCTGGCAGACTTGCCGTCCTCCAAGGTGACCTTATGCTTGGAATCCCAAGCAGCGCTATATTGATAAAAGCCCTCTTTCGGTTCTGTGACACCGTTCTTGGTGCATTCTCGCACCGATGCAAGTAAGGCAAGGTCATCTTCCGCAGCAAGAGCATTGGGAAATACGACCCGCTGTCCACCAACACCCTGGGCAAGCTGCACCGAACCTGCCGCCATATCGGATTTGGGGTAGATATGGATGTCCAGACCGCCGGAGGTATCACCGACATTGCAGATAATGACCGTTTCCTTTGAGCGAACCACGCCATTGAACCATACTTTGTCGCCTTCCACGAGTCGCCTTTCGGTGTGTGGCACATAGCCCGTCAGCGCCGGTCCCTCTTGCAGCATGAGGTCTGTAAACCAAATCGTGCCGGAGCAGTTGGTGACGGTAGGCTTCACCGTAACGCTCATGACACGCATATTCTGCTTTTTGTTTATGACCTCTGCCAGACGGATGAATACGGGCTTAGCCATCCAGTACCCACTTAATCTCACAGGGATGACCTACCCATCCCGTGGCTACAGAACCAGGCTGCAGCAAGAGGTCAGTAATATAGAAAGTGCCTGTGCAGTTGGTGATGCACACACGCACCGTAATAGATTTCACTTTGGAGAAGTAGCTTTCAGGCGTGATCTTCTCCGAGGTTTTAGAAAAATAAGCCATAAAGCACCTCCATCAGTAAAGGTCGATGAAACGGGTCTCAATGCTGCCGTCCTCGTACTCAATGACCACCTCGATACCCACCTGGGAATCACTGCCCAACTTCTCCAGATCGTCAGAAGCAATCTGCGCCGACAGCGTATAACTGCTTCGGTTGGAAGGATATACGGTCTGGGCAAGGCTCAAGGTCATGCCTTCCACACCCACAGCCTTAAAGGATGCTGTGCCGGAAGCACCATTTTCACCGTCCGCTTCAAAGCCGGAACTGACCCAATAAGCAAGCCCGTCATCGGCGCGGGAGTTACGGAGATGATTGAACGGCACCAGTTCACGGATATCGTTGTTGGACACCATGCTCGTGCCTTCCAGGGAGTCTGCGATCACATCGAGAGTGCTGACCGAACTGCCCAGGTTCTTCAGCGTGGTTGACAGTTCCAGAACCGTGTTCCAAGGCTCCTGCAGGTTGTACTCACGGCGCACAATACGAGTGGTGACCGAAAGCCCCAATTCCTTATCTTCCACACGGACATAATCGCCCAGGTTCCAGGCTTCATGCTCATAGCCCGTCAGAACAGACAAGTCCATCGCATTCAGCACATAAGACACCGTGGGCTTGCAGTATTCCGCAAGGCGCATAGCAGTAAACTCCTTCATCTGATAAGGGTTGGTGAAGGAGGAACAGTCCAGAGTGCTGATGCGGACTTCCTTGCAGTAGGTGAAGTCCTCAAGGTAAGGCTTGCCGTTGTTGATGTCGGCAAAGGTCAACCCATCAGCGCCTACAGCATACAGCCGGGTCACAAGGGAGCGGGTATCGACCACACGCTCGATACTTTTCATGTTTTTCTTGTATGCGAACAGCGCACCGCTGTCCGTTCCGTTCACCGTCAGCAGATGCACCAGGCGGTTCGGGCAGTCGAATACCAGGTCGCCACCGTGGAGATTGGCAATGTTGCGGAGAATGGAAAGTGCATTCTTTTCCGTATTCGTCCAGGTTCGCTTGGTGGTGACATTCACCGTTCCAACCGACCACTCGGTGCCTTCCAGAGCGTAGGCCATAGCCACATCCGCTGTCTCGGCATCGAACTTTTTTTCTTCCTTACGGACGGAAAAGGTCAGATCATAAAATTCGGCTTCGGCATACACCTGGGTAATGGTGCTGCCGGAACTGTCTTTCACATCGGTGATGGTGCGGATCTTATAGATATCGTCAACGATCTGGATTTTCTTCTCATTGTCGATGTAACCACGTTTGCTGTCACGGTACGGAATGCTGAAGGTCAGCGTGTCCTCACCGTTGATTTCGCCCGTGACGATGATGTCATAGGCATTTTCCAGAATGGCCTCCCACGCACCGTTTTCGTCCAACACCACAGGACGGGCATAGCCGATTTTCTCATAGGGAGCCTTGGGAATATCGTAAAGCCGGATGTCCACCAGCTTCGGTGTTTTGGAAGTATCCGTGGTGGTCAGCGTGACCTTAAAACGGATATAGTTGCGGTTTGGGGATTGCAATTTTCCGTCTGCACCGATGCCGATCCAATCGCTCCAATCGGTAAGGTCATCACTGGTGGAAGTCTCCACAGAAGCGATGGCGGTAGTGCCTGCCGAATATTCGCTTGTGACAGATACCTTTCCTGTGCCGGAGAGGTTGCAGTCAGCAGCTTTGGTATAAAGAATGCCGCTTTCCGGGTAGACCCCATCGGTGGCTTTCAGCGTGACGCTGTTTTCCACCGTAAGCGCATCAACATCTGCGGAACTGTCTGCACCGTTGCACAGAACAGTTGCTTTGAAATATTCCACCAGGTCATCTGCTGTCAGTGGAGAATCGCAGTCCAGAAACCAGTCATCAAAACCACCCGCGTAGTAGTAGGTGTCGGCGTGCATACCCATAACAAGGTCGGCAACGCAGGATGCGTTCAGCGTTCCCGTAAAGGTCAGCACCTCCGATTTCCAAACTTCACCTGTGGAGCGATCACCCACAACATAGGTGAACTGTTTGTCGTTCGGCTCAATGACACCCGAGATAAAGTACCAACCACCATTGACAAGAGAGAACGATGGGGTCACGGTCTTGTCGAGGATAAGGCTGCCGGAGGAGTTATAGAGCATAATTCTCGGCTTGCCGGAATACAGGGACAAATAGAAAATCGGCTGTCCCGGACCGTAGCGGGTGTTGAAGATCGGACAGAAGGTGTTACCAACAGAATATGTGGTAGGGTTCATCCAACCGCCCACGATGATACGCTCACCCAGGTTTGCAAAGATGCTGCCATCGTTGGTCACCTGCAGGTGGGTTTTCTCTGTGGTGGGGTTGTTGATGTTGAAACGGATCTGCCGACCCTTGGGGCTTTTGGATAGGTTCGCAGTTGTGCCGGACCAGTTCACAACGGTAAAGTTGCGTCCACAGCCGGAGATGTCGGCAAGAGCCGTATCTTCATCCGGCGCAGATTCGTTAAATCGCCACAAGCCGGAGGCGGCATACTCTGCGGGAAACTCGCCTGTGAAATCAGTCTGTTTGTTCAGTATCATTTTCAGAGACATACCGTCACCTCCATCTGCTTTTGGCTTGAATTTGTAATTCTGTCAGCGTGGCATTGTTTATCTCCACGGTGACCGTGTTATCTCCGACAGCAAGTGCCGGGAAGTTCAGTTCCTGCAAATACGGCAGACCGTTGCGGAGAGTTTCTCCGTTTTCATCCACCACATAAGCAGTCATTTTATCGGTATCCACAACAAGGGTCTCACCCTCGGAGAGCGTAGCGTTTACGATCTTGAGTTCCGAGCCGTTGGTGGTAATGCTGATATAGTTGCTTGCCCCGGCAGTCACCACACCGCTGATGCGGTAAATGGGCTGTGATTCAATATTGCCGATGGCGCGGGTCACGGTGTGAGTACCTTCCTCTGTAATGGAAAAGGTCTCGTCCGTGATGGCGTAGGCAAAGGGGTCGGGACAGAAGAACTTTAGGTCAAAGGAGCCTGCGGATCGGACGAGCCGTTCACAATCCACCGCGTCATTCAGACGTGCCATAAAGTATCTGTCCGGCACATCATCAAAAACGAGCTGCCGAAGTCCCTGCACCGGGTCAAGCCAAGCAGCAATGTCATCCAATGCGGAAACAAGTGCCGTGAAGTTGTGCTTGGGGTAAATGTTGCAGTGGGCGGTGATCTCGCGGTAATCGAAATCAGCGCCGAAATCTGCAACGCCATATTTTCCAGGCACGGTTGTGGTAAAATTACGCATCCTACCACACACCTGCCAAGAGGTCAGACGGGCTTTGATGCCCATACTGGCCGATGTAATATCGTTATAGGTAAAGCCCATAAATCAAAGCCTCCTTTATGCTGTA